CACGTACTTTCGGTACGTATACCAGTGTTCAGCGTTGCGACGGAGCTCCGTCATGCTAGAGGGTACCTGAATTCCGCAATCAAAAGGCTCTGAGAAAGGAACATGCATTTCAGGCACATCCCTCAATAGAACCTCCATCACGCGTTGAAGGCGGACTCCGCTCATTGCGGACCAGCGATTAAGCCGGTTCACAGCGGAGTACACGTCGGAAACAGTCTCTAGGCTAGTGATGTATACACCGCGCACGAAGTGCCCGGCATACCAATCATAACCGCAGGACTCGCGGAAAGGGCCCGTATTGAACGACTTGTCAGTGTTCACCCTAAAACCTAACTTGGTTAATCCACGGACGACAAAGTTATACGCCTCACGGCGTACGATAATGTCGTCCCCGAAAACGCCAAAGTGGTCGCGGGGACTAGACGACGGCAGGTCCATCATCTGATACACGGCCCTAACTACGCAGGCGAACAATAGTGTCTGTAATGGGAATGTAAAACCATTGCCCATCGTGGACACCATATTCAAGGCTCTCTCCGAGCCATCTGGGAAGATGGCCCGTTCACTACGGAAGGCTCCGATAAACCCAATAATAGGGCTTGGAATTATCCGTTGAACGAGAGACCAAGAAATGCTGTCGGACGCCGACTGGAGATCGATAGTTCCAAAAGAACCATCTAAACTCCCACGTCGGGCCAACTCCCTGTTAAAGTCTGGCTGACGGTCTAGGCTAATGCCGAAACTGTCTATGAGCCTTTCTTCCAGGAAAGCACCTAATGCCTTTTGAAGTATCATATTGATACCAGGCTCGGTACAGCACGTTCGCGAAATTTCCGCTGTCTTTGGGACAAAGAACAAACGGTTGCCAGACACGATAAGGTCTCCGAATCTCTTGTGGCGTTGCATTTCTGCTTGCGCCCAGAGATCAGATTCCGAAATCGCGGCCCTATACAGGGCTAATAGGTAAGGGCTTGTCGCCGTCACACGACAATCGAAAAGCTTCGTATAGAAGCTCTCGTTGTTGTGCTTAAGCGAGGCCCCTGGACCTACGGCTAACGTCTCTCGCATATATGCGAGGTCAAAGACGCAGTCGTCGCTCGGTGTAAGGACTTTGAGGACGTTGTCTCGGAAATAATCCCAAAACAACGAGTCCCATTCCGATTCCACAGGATACTCGAAAGGATCCGTCGAGATTGCATTATTGAGGAGCTCGAATTTCTTCAAGGCTTCCTCATCTGCCGCCTCGGCGTTACCTCCCGGTGCAAGCTTCTTATAGAAGCTCCTGAGGAGCATAGTACACCTGATTTCCCCAATACTCTGGTCTGAAAGCAGACCTGAAGTATCGAGGTTCGGATACTTGCTGGCGATATCTGACTTAAGTGCTTCGAAAAGTTCCTGATAAGGAAACATGGGGCACTCACCTTTCCGGGCTCATCGCCCAACAAAGTTAACGGCTAACGACGGAAGAAGATGTAAGCGATCAGAAACAAGACCGCTACAACCAATCCGTAAAGGGCTAAGGCTGTTAGAGACTCGTGAAGAGCTATTTCATGTAGCACTTCAGCGTGAATCAT